TATATTATTATTGGCGCATTAGCGTTGTTACTTTTATTATCTAAGCGAGTGAAAGCAGAGGCAATAATTAAAGAATTTGAGGGCGAAAAGCTGGATGCTTACCTTGACCCCGCCGGCATTCCTACGATTGGTTATGGTACAATAAGAAACCCCGATACTGGTCAGCGTATAAAGTTGGGCGATAAAATAGACAAAGCAACCGCATTACGCTGGCTTAGATTAGATACGGCAAAGGTCCGTGAAAGCGTAAAGAAAAGAGTAAAAGTACCGATTAACGTAAGGCAATTGGATGCACTTACAAGTTTTGTGTATAACGTAGGACCAACGGCATTTGCTCAAAGTACAATGCTTAGATTGCTTAATAGCAAGGCAGATAAACAAGTTGTGGCAAAAGAATTTGACCGATGGGTCTTTGCAAAAGGTGTAAAATTGCCAGGTTTAGTCCGCCGCAGAAAACTTGAAAAAGAACTTTTTTTAAGCTGATTTTCAATAAATTACGTTATCCGCTAAGTCCCATTTAATATTGGGGCTTTTTTATTTCAAGTATTTTGTACTACTTTAGTATTGACAAAAGATTTACTTACAACCTAAATTCAAGCCGTATGTGTGAAGATTTACAATCTCACGTTAAGCAGCTACATTGCAAAGTAATTACGCTGCAATTTGTTCGCAAACATTTATACAATGTTGATGTAAAGATTGAGGTTACTTTCCGTGATGGTACACGAATTGAACTGGACCAAAATCTTATCCCATTCAATTTAGAGTGGGAAACTCGCAAAATGCTTGACGATAGCATTGACCAGTACCAGCGCACAATCAAAAATTTACTGGCAAGAAAATGAAAGTGATAAAATTCATATTTGAATTGCTTTACTTTTTATTTGTTTGCATACCAATATTTGTATTTACCTATTTTCTTATTCATTTATTTTTTTACTTAAAAACCCTTTTACAATGGACAAAAGACAAATTGAAAAAAGTGCAGAATTTTCAATGAAAATTCACACAAACGGAAGATTGATTGAAAGCATTAAAGGACCACACGAAAAATTGGTTGCTGGTCTTGCTTGTATGTTTGAAGATGTTGATGTTATTGAATTGTTCCTTGAGGCACTTGTTCGCCGTATTGACCACTTACAAAATGCAGAACGCGAATTGATAAACCTTAAAAACCAACAAAATGAGCAGCAGTAAATTTAACCCCGCTTTTCCGCCGCAAATCGCGCAAGATAATTTTGGCAGAGTAATTGCACCAGTACCCGGATTATCTAAATTAGAACACTTTGCCTTATCTCTTTTGCCCTATTATTTACATAGGTCCGAAGAAATAGATATTGACCCATTTGATACCGCAATCAAAGCAGCAAAGTTACTAATTGATATGCTGGATGATATTAAACCCGATGCAGTTGCAATAGAAAGCGAGTAATCTCACAAATGGCAAAAGACCTAACAACTTACACCGACCTATTAAAAGACCGGCGATACGACCCATTGACCTTACCAAAAAGCGAGGAAGTTGTTTTCCTTGTACAAGGTAAGGTCATTGGTACGTTATCAAATTACGTTGTTCTATCCGGCTTACCCAAAGCGTCAAAAAGCACCTATGCAAGCGCAATACTGGCATCCGCTATTGTGCCGGATTTCCAAGATATATTTGGATTAAAATTAGCGTTACCAGTAGGGCGTAAAAAGATTGCATATTTTGATACGGAAAGCAGTCCGTACGATTTTTACCGAAGTATTGAACGGATAAAAAGTTTTGCGATGGTAAATAACTTACCGCAAAGATTTGATGCTTACAATTTCCGTGAAGATGGACCGGGCGAGATAAAAGCAATGATTGAAACGTATTTGCAACTTAACCCTGATTGTGCAGCCATTTGCATTGATGGCTTACTGGACCTTTGTCTTAATATCAATGATGAAGTTGAAAGCAAACTATTAACCGGATGGTTTAAGAGGATTACAAAGCAATACAACATTTTGATGTTAGGGGTATTGCACCTATCAAAAGGAACTGGCGAAACTTTAGGGCATCTTGGCAGCAGCACCGACCGCTATGCACAAAGCACTTTACTAATTGAAAAAAATAAGCAGACAAGTCAATTTATTTTGAAACCAAAATATTTAAGAAGTAGTGATGATTTTGACCCGATTGCTTTAATGAACTTTAACGGCAAGTGGCAGCAAGTACCTTATACCGAACCAGTACAAGAAACGATAAAAAAAAATAAAAAATCTTAACCGGGGAACGGCGGAAACCGAACAACAATGTTATGAACAATCAAAAAAACAATTCCGGGGCGTTGTTTAAGAACAACAAAACGAAAGATGGTCAACCCGATTACACCGGCACTATGATCATAAATTCTAAAGAGTACCGCATTTCGGGTTGGATTAACAAAAGTAAAAGCGGTATGGCTTATTTGCGCCTATTGCTTAATGAAGTTGTGCCGCAACCCATAAGTGAACCAGCGCACCAAACAACCATCGCACCACATACTGGAACACAAACCGATGAAAGTGTTGATGATTTGCCGTTCTAAAGCAAAAAAAAGCGCCGGGAGTGTGAACTCTACCGGCGCGGACAAAAGACCTACGGACAAGCCGCCAGTCATCTGCTTACCTTGCAAATATAATAAAAATGAACAAAACAAGCTATTCGGCAACGATTTTTTTTGGTCCTAAGATGGACCGCCGACCCCGGAAATACCGCAATATCACAAATTTGGCAAAATTTGCCGATTTTGCCGCTAAGTCCGGCGGGTGGTATATGAACATATACGACCAAAAATCGGGCAAATTTGAGGTCCGTAAGTGGCTTAAAAGCGATTTTGGCAAAAATCAGCTAATTTAGCACTCTCATAAGCAGGTTGGTTAAGTAAACCCCCGGTCGTTTCCACGACTGGGGTTTTTTTTGCCCTATTATGTACAAAAAGAAAAAATGTAGGTGTAAGCAGATGATTTTATGATTTGTGGATAAAAATTTGGCAGATATTCACATTTTTTGCTAAAAATTATGTATATTCGCAGCCATTCGTGTGCATCTCTACATAGATGCACAGATGGCTGCGAAAATTTAGCATACCTAAAATTGTGGAAAACATAATTGGTTGGTATAAAGTAAATTTTCGTACTTTCATAAAGACAAAAGACCAAAGCAAGCGCAAAACGCCGGCAAAGCGTAATGCGAAATGTATTTTTACTTATTGGCGGTGCGGCTGCGCTTTATTTTTTAAGCCGTTACCAGTTAAGCCGAAAAATATCTTTTTTACTTAGGGGGGTTCGCGTTGGTGGTGGTATCACATCGCCAACAATTACGATTGACCTTGCAATTCAAAACCCAACAAACCAGCGAGCAATTGTAAGAAGTATATCGGGCGAGGTAAGTGCAAATGGTCAATACATTGCTAATCTTAGCGCATTTGGCGAGCAGACCATTCAACCAAATAGCGAAAGCGTAATTAAACTTAGTGCAAGACCATCAGCCGCCGGCGTTGGTCAATTTTTGTTCAATTTGTTAAAGCAAAAGCAACAAAAAGTAAGTGTTAATTTTACCGGCACGGCAAACATTGATGGAGTGACTTATCCAGTTAACGAAACGAGAACTCTGTAATGAATGCAAGCGTCTTAATGGGTCGGCTAAGTCCGTTTAAGAACCAAACAAAGGTTCTTGTAGAGGACCAAAGCACCGGCGATATTATTGATGCGATTATCACGGCACATAAAAATTATGCGCCGGAATATTCAAAAATTAGTTCTTTTTTTACTGGACCAAATAAACGTGCCGTAGCTGAAAAGATATACAACTTTTTAAGAAAAAATGTAGTATATCGGATTGAAAGCGGTCAATCGCAAAGTGTTAAATCGCCAGCATCAATACTTGCAACTGGACACGGCGATTGCAAACATTATGCAAGCTGGGCGGGCGGTATTTTGCAAAATTTGCGCATACCATTTGCTTATCGGTTCGTATCATATAGAAGTGATAAAATACCGCAGCACGTTTTTGTGGTCATAGATCCCGGAACGCCTAACGAAATATGGATTGACCCGGTTATCAGCAAATTTGATTACCACAAACCATATACATATAAAACAGATAGACAAATGCCATTATACTCAATTAGTGGAGTTGGACAAACAACAATAAAGCAAGCAAAGGCAGCAAAGAAAGCGGCTGCGACAACTGCGCAGAAAAAAGCGGCTAAGACCGAATTGCAAGCCGCCCGCAAAGCTGCCGGCAAAACATTCAGCCAGCAATTGAAAAAAGGAACTAAAGTGGTACTTAAAGTAGCTGCCGCACCAGTTCGCAATGCTTTTTTATTACTTGTAAAATTGAATTTTGCCGGATTAGGAAATAAACTTGCAGCGGCTTGGGTTAAAGCACCTACAAAAGTGCGCACATTTTGGGAAAGCACCGGAGGCGTATTGAATGCTCTTAAAAAAGCGTGGGAAACCGGCAGTAAGAAAAAAAGAATATTTGGCAATGATACAATAATTGGCGCAGAACCAGTAGCAATAACCGCGACCGCCGCAGCACCACTACTTGTAAAAGTGGCTAATGTTCTAAAAGATATTGGAATTGACCCGGCTGAATTGGTACAAATTGCTAAAGATGCAGCAAATCAAAAAGCACAAGAATTGGCAAAGAAAGCACTTGAACCAAAAGCAGCTAAAGAGGCTCAAAATTTGGAACTGGCAAACGAATTTGAAAAAAGTGTGCCATTAACTGATGGACCAGTAACAACAACCAAATTGCCAAAATTTTTACCATTGCTTATTGGTGGAGTAGTGGTAGCATACTTAATTAGTAAAAAATGACCGCAAAACAAAAAGCAGCAAGAGAAAAGTTTAAGGCAGTTGTAAAAGAAGCTGCAAAACTAAGAAAGAAAAACCCCCGGCTAACACAAGCAGAGGCGGTTAAGCAAGCGTTTGCAATTAGTTATTCTAAACAAAGTAAGGGTAAAAAATTGGGTGCAGCAAATCGCCAAACTGGTACAAGTGATAAAGAAAGAGATAAAGCGAGAAAAGCAAAACCACCGGGAAAGCGTAAAGCTGGAAAAACGGCACAAAGAAAATACTATTATGAATATCGTAAGAACCGGACCGATAAACCCGGTAAACTTACTGGAACTCATAAAGACACAAAAAGTCATAACGTAAATATCCGGGTAGTTAGTGGTATTGGTTATGCATTAAATAAAAGAGGACAACTTATTAAGTTATGAAAGTAGTCAACCTTAGATCATCAAAAGGTAATAAAGTGCCTAATCAATTTATTATTGAGATGGGCGATAAAATAGTTTTTCAAAGCTATGAAAGTATTATTGCCGAAGTAAGTAAAGGAGTAATTTATTTAGACCCGGTATATTACAACTATTCAAAAACAACAAGTAAATATTTGTATATGTTTCTTAATATGAATAAGAAAGAAATACAAGATGGATTGAAAAGTGGTAAGATACAATTTAAGAATTTGAACTAACAACTTTGTATGTATAAAATCTTGCCATATACAAAAGACAAAGCAAGAAGATTGAATGTTATTGTAAGGGCAAGCAAAAGAAAGGGAAAAAAACTTGATGTGTATGATAGACAAGGAAACTATATAACAAGCGTGGGTGCAAAAGGTTATTTAGATTATCCATCTTATCGCAAATTGTACGGCAGAGAAGTGGCAGAAAGAAGAAGAAGATTGTATAAGATGCGGCATCAAAAAGATAGAAAAATAAGAAACACACCCGGTTGGTTCGCCGACCAGTTGTTATGGTAAACTGGATGTATTAACTTGAAATAAAAAAAACAAATGGCAAAAAGAAGAAAAAGTACCCGCCGCCGCAGAAGTAGCCGCCGGATGGGTGCAGTTGGTAAAGCTGCAATCGGTTCAACACTTGGTATTGTTGCCGGTGCAGTAATTGGTAGAAAAGTTGCTCAAATGTTACCAATTGGTGACGAGCGCATCAAAAATGCCGCAGTTCTTGCCGTTGGATTGTTTTTTCCACGCCTTGTAAAAGGAGATATGGGTAAAGCAATTGGCAACGGAATGATTGCAGCGGGTGGTGCTGGTCTTATTGGTAAACTTGTTCCACAACTCGGTGCTGCCGATGATGTTATGGACTTTCCAATGTCTGTTGGCGAGATCCCCGATAACATTAGCGTAATTGCCGGTAACGATGATGTTATGGCTGGAGATAGCCTTAGCGTTATTGCTGGCGATATGTACGATGATGAGGACTAAACACCTGGCATCTGCTTACACCTATATTTTTTAACTAAAGCCGGGGACGGGGCGATACGAACCGAACAACTACAATTATGGCATCTGCCGTTGGCTCACGCCTTGCATTTGAAAAAGCGAAAGAAGGTATTCAGCGTGCCGGTTTTTCGCTTGGACAAGCCGTACTTTCTCAAAGCTATCTGCGCTTAGAAGTATCGCTTTCTACATCTAATACGCTGTTCACATTCCCGGTATTGCAAAATGACACTACCGCTAACAATGCTGCTGCCTTTAATACCGAAAATCGGTTGGCATTGCAAGATGCATTTTATGTTAGCCAAATTGGTATCTTTTTTGCCGTTCCCGGTTCAAGCACCGCGACAAATTATCAGTTAAACACTTACCCCGATTTGACCATTTTTAGTGCATCAAATACGGCTACAAGTTTATTTAACTGGTATAATGCCACGTTATCACTTACCGTGAACAATAGACAAATTGTTCCAGCTTGGGATTGCTACCGTCATTACTATGTGCCACAGCAACAATCAGCAACTAATGCTTACTATGCAACTACTGGACCTACTTTCCGCGCACAAAATGACGCGACTGAAGCCGGTTTTGCACCAGTAGAACCCGGTTGGGTGTTGGTTGGTTCTAAGCAAAATGTTCTGCAAGTACAACTCAAAACCGCTATGCAAGCTATTGAAACGAATAGCCGTGCGGTTATTATTTGTAGAGGACATTTGGCACAAAACGTAACGCCTGTACGCTAATCGTTTTGGGGTTTTTTCAATAGGTAAATAGGGTGGGGGCTAACCGCCCCCGCCCTTATTAAAAAAAGTAAAATTTAAGACAATGGCATTCAAAGCCGCAAAATTTGAATTTGTATCCATTTTAGTACCCGGTGTAGCCACAACTGGTCAATCGCAGACATTATGGAATTTTCCCGATTTGCCAAAATTGCGTTACACGGCATTGCTTGCAATGGAAACGTATGGCGTTGATACATTAACCGTATCGCCTAACAACGTGGCAAATAGTACCGCTGCAATTTTGCAAAAAAGTTTTTTGGTACTTTATGCAAACGAAAGACAAGATTTGTATCGCATTCCGCTTATTTCACTTGTTCGTATTCAAGCCACGACCAGCGCAACTACGCCATTTAATCGTGCATTATTTGAATTTCAAGGTGGACCAAAAGTAACGTGGGATAAAAGCTATGTGCAAATCGCAAGTGCGCCCGGAAACACAACCGACATCTCTCTTAACTTTGGTGTATATTATATTTAAGCTATGGCTGCAAAAGCACAATTCCGTTCTTCGCAAGAAGTATTAAACTACTATAATGAGCAAGATGAACCCGCTTGGGAGATACATCGCTTTGCCGTAAGTGGTAGTAAAAACCGGGATGCAATCTATTATGGTACTGATAAAGATACTGGACTTAGAAAGCTAACCGATGAACTTGCCAGCAAGCAAAGTGATGATACCGAAAATTATGTGTTGCTATTAGGCAATATGGTAAAAAAAGAATTTGTACCAGTTTACTCAAAAGTGTTTACGCCTAACCCAAAATTGGATAATGCACCAATTATGGGTGGATATGGTATGCAACCTTACGGACAAAATCAAGCCATCAATGAAATTCTTAATGAATTAAGGGCGCAGCGTGCAGAAAGAATGGCAGAACTTAAAGAAGAGGAAGATGAGCTTGCAGAACCCGAAGATGATGGCATACTTGCCGGGCAGCAAAGGGTTGAAAATTTGGTTAATCAAATACACGGAATTATGACCAGTCCAGTTACTACCGCAGTTTTGTCAATGATGGGTATGTTCAATAAGCAGCCAGTTCAGCAATTAGCCGGCACACATACGACTGATGATGTGCAGCATATTGTTGATA